GGAAGATTCCCCCTTGAAAGGGAATCTTCCACTTCACGTGCCTAGCGGCACTTAATCTGATCGGTAGGTCGAAACTTAAGGAGTCCTTTATGATCATAAGCTTTGGTCAGTTAAGACACAAAGCTCGAAGTATTCCGGACGTTATACGTAACGTTCCAGCATCTGAGCAAAGGGATATCAATACCAATGCTCTTCAGCTGACCTTCGGTGGTGGTCCTTTGACCACTCACTCTGGGTCGAGTACTATTGTCTACACTACCAGGTCGAAGGCAAGACCTTCGGCTGCTAATATGTGTAGACATCTCATAACTGCACTTGATTATTCGGGAGATGTTAATACAGTCTCTCGCGTTAACTGGGCGGATCATGGAGTTTATTTTAACCTCTATGACGCACACACGTTTTCAAGTGTTGGACATGCCCTAGCTGTCACTGCGGCCAAGACATCTTTCAATACGAATATTGGAGATGCTACTCTAGCGGCGAGTGCTCAGGCGTTTATCAATGATGCGGCGACGCGTCTACGTCCTGACTTAACAACGATGTCTGCACCTAATTTCTTATATGAGATTAAGCAGATCACGTCGTTGGTAGAGCTATGGAAGAAGAACTTAAGCCTTGCGAAGAATCTTGCGGGTGCATTTCTCAATTACAAATTTGGATGGAGACCCACTAATGGGGACATCTTACAAATGATTGACGGTGTAAGCCAACTCGAACAGAAACTTCGTGAATTTGTTGCTCACGTTGGTCAGATTCAATCTGGCCAAGTTACGTGTCTCAAAGAGACTGTTACCACTTCGGGCCTTTTAACCATTGATGTCAATAAAAGATGTAAATGGTTCGGGACTTTAACAAAGTCCGTGGCCGGTTTTGTTGTCTGGGCCCCACAGCCTTTAGCTGTTTTGGACAATTTCGACAAAACCCTTCGGGGACTCATGGATGTCTTCGGAGTGCAGTTTAATCCACGTATCGTCTGGGATGCTATGCCATTTACCTTCATCATCGATTGGTTTTTCGGTGTTGGAGCGTGGTTAGAAACATTTTCAGTAGATGCTTTGGAGCTGCCGATTAAATACGTAGATTCATATCTGCAGTATAAAGAATCGATTAAAATTGAATCTTACTCCTACATGGATCCCGGGCTTCAGCCAGGGAACACACAGGTGGGTCGTGAGGTTAGCGGTGGGTGGGTTACTACGGAACAGAGGTTCCAACGTTTTCCCATCTTTCCAGATTATGCCACACTTGCTGGCTTAGGATGGAAAGTACCAACCATCGGTCAGACGACTTTGTTAGTCGCTCTGGCCACGGTCTTAGCTCCAGTCCAAGGCGGATTTAAGCTTAAGCCGTACAAATAAGTTTCGACTCGCATGCGAAATTGCATGTGACGAGGCAGGTCATACGGGTGCAGTTAGGGATGTTGTGTTGGGTTTCAAAACCCTACAAAAAGCGGTGATAAATCGCTTCAGTAGAAATTCGAGTACGAGTCTCGCAACTACCTTTCTGCCCCGACCTGTTTTGCCAGATCGAAATTACTTTATGGTCGTGTTCTTAAGGATACGATCGAACCGAGCCCTAAACTAGGCTCATTGACCAGCAGGAAATTCCTGCGATTCCCTTATTGGGAGATAGGCATTACCATGTCCTTCACGTCACCACAGGTCCTTTCTAAAGACACTGCAACGGACGTAGATACGAACACGACGTCATTCGTCCTCCGTGCGGCTGATTTAGGTCAATCTATCTTTTCCGTGGCGGGTTTAACCCTTCCATTGGCGAAGATTTTGACAATCGGTCATCAGACCGGAAAGAACGGTGAGGACAGGCACATAGTGCGAATCGATCGAACTGAGGTCGACGCGCTTCTGGTGCCTGCGACGGTTAGTGTGTACTTAAACATTATCCGTCCGCCGAGTACGGCGATAACGGCTGCCATCGTCATTGAGGTGGTCAATCAAGTGATTGACTTCTTAGTGGAAGGTGGGACAAACGCCAATGTTACCGCCCTCTTGAATAACGAGGTATAACCTTACGAGGTATAGACCTCATTCAAGACTATTAGCGATATCCGTGATGCTTGTTGAGTGTTGCGGGTTTGTGGTCACAACGTGACATGTTTGCTAAATGGAATGCTTTAAGGAGATTGTCAGAATGATTAGTTCCGGTGATCTGAAAAGCCTGCGTCCTTTGTGGACGATCCTAGCGAAAAGTCATCGCTACGTGCATCTTGTCGAAGCTCGGGATATACTCGAGTTCGAAGTGAGGGCACGAAATGAGGGGATAGGGTTCTTAACGACAACTTTGCCCAAATTGGGCAAAGCACTTGATGAGTTTCACGCTACAACAGTGTGGACCGCGCCGTTCGACTTTAAACTCGACGACGACGGCTGTACCCAATTCCTTGGGAAGGCTATCAGGTTAGCGTTAGGGGGCTCCTCTCAAGCCGTGGATTGTGTACGTCAGCTGACGTACCTTTTCTATAAGTTGGAGGTTGACTATGAAGAAACTCTCGTTGCCGAGACAATCGAAAGGTTCGAAAGTACCGATCGAGCCCTCTTGGCTCTTGCAGATGATTTTGCTGCTACTAAAAGCATTCAAGATCACCTAGCATTCATGAAGCGCATCATCTGTCGGGTTCTGCTAAATGCAGACCCGTGGGTGATTCGTCCATGTCACGGAAGCGGAGCAACTGCTTGCCGGACGAAGAACAAGGACAAGTGGGATTCACTTCGGTATTTTCCGAAGTTGGATCTAGTTTATCCTTATGCTGACTACTTTTTCTACTCAGCTACTCATCTTGTTGATGAGATGCAAAAGCTAGAAGATAGTCCAGAGTCAGTCCCTCGTGCACGTGTTGTTTTAGTGCCGAAGGATTCTCGTGGTCCTCGTATCATTTCATGTGAGCCCGCCGAACTTATGTTCGTTCAACAGGGCCTGATGAGGTTACTTTACGATACGATCGAGAGCCATTACCTTACCCAATCGCAAATTAATTTTAGCGATCAAAGTATCAATCAGTCGCTCGCTCACCAGTCTAGTATAGATGGTGTGCTTGCCACAATTGACCTTTCTGATGCATCCGACCGTCTTTCACTCCTCCTCGTAGAGAAGGTTTTTCCTTCTGACTGGGTGAAGTGCCTCAAAGCTTGTCGCTCTGAGGAGACGATTCTACCATCGGGTAAAGTTCTAAAGCTCAACAAGTTTGCCCCTATGGGTAGTGCTTGTTGCTTTCCAGTTGAAGCGCTGGTCTTTTGGGCCAGTACGCAGGCTACATACGAGCGCCTCGGTGTAAAAGCCGAGACCTTTGTTTACGGGGACGATATTATATGCCCCGTCGGCTATGCCGACGAGGTTTGTAAGGATCTTGTATCCATTGGCTTAAAAGTCAATGCAACCAAGTCCTACACCAAGGGTCCTTTTCGGGAATCCTGCGGAGGCGAGTACCATAATGGTTACGACGTTACTCCTGTAAGAGTCCGGAAATTCCTTGGACAGTCCCATACCGATCTATCCACTGCCGCAGACTTTTGTAATAACTTAATTGCTAAGTTTGGGGAGGCGAGTTCTTTGGCTGCTATTCAAGTGATTGAGGATCAGTTGGACTACGTTTTCCCGCGATCTACGATGCGCATACCATGCGTAATCTTTGGGTCGGGTGGTAGTAATGATCTCAGATTTCGTAAGAGGTGGAATAAAAGCCTTCAGAGATTTGAGTATCGGATTTTACAGTTGTCTACGCGGGTATTAACCTGCCGTGAAACAACTTGGAGTGAGCTCTTAAGATCTGAGCTAACTGTAAAATCTCGAGGTGTGATCGCCGGTAAGACCCCTCCCCCAGAAATGGGGTTGGGAGGTTGGACTCCGGAAGGAGTTGGCCGTGTCGAGCCGGGAAAGTACGCTGATAACCACGCAGCACGTGCAACGTGGCGTTGGGTCTGGCTAGACTAGCCTTACCAACTTAGGCATACAGTCGTGAGACTGTGCCTTAACCATTAGGGGTGGGTTCCAGTTTTTGGAACTATCCCGTTCTGGCGGCGAGGGATTTCCCTGAGATTTCAGGGATGAAA